AACGAAAAGCTAGGCACACTACCCATAAGGAGTATTTAACCTTTATACCATTTAGCAAGTATTATGAAAACAAAAGCAACAGAATTGTCAAAAGAACTAGGTGTTTCTTTTGACAGCGTGATGGTTACAATCAAAGACCGTGTGCAGGCAGCGCACGTAACGGGACACGGCAAGAACACTTGGCTGACCGACGAAGGCGTTGACACGGTGATGCTCGCCTACGAAATGCCGGAAGCTACGCCCAAGGTGCATAAGGCACGGGTGAAAGGGAACGCCTGCAATCCGAATTTCGTCATGGCCATTATTGAGGGCGTGGAAGGCAAACATCCCGTAGCCATTCGCCGCCGCCACCGCGACCGCTTTCTAGGCAAAACCATCGAGGTTCACGCCATCACCGATGACAAGGGCACTACCTATCGCCATGTTGAACTCACCGGACATAACTACTGATCCGCTTTTTTTAACGGAAACAGAGCGGCGGCTGCTCGGCTTTGAAGTGCTGACAAAGCTCATAAGCGGCAACCCCAATCCTCCTCCGCAGGAATTATTAGCTGATAAGATAGGAATATCATCTAAGCAAGAATCAAAGATGATAAAAGCCATTCGCGCCCGCCTTCTATCAAATGGATACTGAACAAGACTCCCTCACCTTTAGCTCTAGCAAGCCAGACGTAGCCGCCTTGCGCCAAGCATACGAGGACACGATTACAGATTTGTCGTCCTATTTCGGCAAGTGCCAAGACAGTTACAACGACAGGCGCAACATTTGGCCGGGTAAGAGCAGGGACTTGCGGAAGAACGCACCGGATGCGTTTCCGTGGAAGGGGTCGTCAGACATGGAGGCACACGTCATTGATGAGCGTGTTAATGCTTACGTGAGCCTGTGCACAGAAGCGGCGTTACGTGCCAACATCCGCGCCTACCCCGTTGAGGTGAACGACATTGGACGCGCTGGGCAGATAAGCGCGTTCCTGAAATGGATGGTTAATAGCTACATTCCTCGCTTCAAGAAGGAGATGGAACTAGCTGCCAATTATTTCCTTGAAAAAGGAATCGCTGTTACGTATGTCGGATGGCACAAGGAGGACCGCACGTATTTGCAAAAGCTATCCCTAGAGGATTTGGCTAAATCTGATCCTGCTCTTGTCACCGGACTACTTGACGGCACTCAGGACGATATGTTCTTAGACTTGCTTAAACAGGCATTCCCAAGCATTTCGGACAAGCGGGGCAAAAAAGCCTTGCGCGACTTAAAAAAGACGGGATTTGCCGAGTTGCCCGTCGTTCGCCGTGAGGTGGACGGGCCAATGGTGGAAACCCTGTCGCCAGATGGTGAGTTTTTCTTTCCCGGCTATGTGTCGGACCCGCAGAGGGCTCCGTATTGCTTCTGGCGCACGTATTACACGCCGCAAGAGGTGCTAAACAAGGTGGCGACGGATGGATGGGATGAAGCTTGGGTGGAATACGTCATTGAGCATCTGGCAGGCGTAGAACAGGCGGACCAGACGAACAACACGGGCACGGGCGGCAACCGCTCGCCGTATGTTACCAACACGTATGAAAGCGAATATCTTATCGAGGTGATATACGGCTATCAGCGACTTATTGACAAAGAAGACAACGCAGAGGGAATTTATTGCACGGTGTTTCATCGTGATTTCGACACAAAGAGCATTGAAGAAAGTGGAAACAGCGTTCAGCCGTATGCCAAGCATGAGTTGCTAAACGGATATGAAGATTACCCCATTGTTGTAACGCGGCTGTCGGAAGGGACAAAATGTCTCTATGACACGCAAACAATGCCTGAGTTGCTTAAAGGCATCCAATGGCAAGTGAAAACGGAGCGCGACTCGCGTGCCGACCGCAATTCCATGTCAACGCTTCCGCCGCTGATGCATCCGGTGGGCAATGCCCCGCAAGATTGGGGACCGGGGCGCAAGGTGCCCTATCGCCGTGGTGGTGAGTTTCACTTTGGTCCGGCTCCAGCGTTTGACCCCGGCAGTAACGAAATGGAGACGACGATGACTAAGCTTGCTGATAGCTTGGTTGGGCTCAACTCAGAAGACCCGCTTTCTGCCGTCAAGCGGCAATTCATCATTGATAAGTTCTTAGGGCACGTTCAAGCCGTCATCAAGATGGTCTATACGTGCTTCCAGCGGTTCGGGCCAGATAGCGTAGCCTTCCGCGTCATGGGCGTGCCAGAGGGTCAGCAATTCGACAAAGGTAATCCAGAGGAAGACTTTGACATTATGATTGGATACGATGTGCTTAACACCGATCCAGAAATGCAGGAAAAGAAGCTGCAACAGCTTGTTTCGTTAGTGCAACTAGACCGCAATGGACGTATTGATATGGACAAGCTCTTGGATGTTATTGCTTCTAGCATTGATCCGATGCTCGCAGACGCCATCCTGCAACCAGCGGAGCAAGCGCAACAACAGACGGTGAAGCACGTCACGGACGACTTGACGAACATCTTTGCCGGAATTGAGAAGCCAGCACGCCCGAACGGGGCTCAAGTGGCAATGCAGGTGATTCAGCAATACGCGCAACAGCCTGATATTCAGCAACGTATCTCGTCTGACGAGGCGTTTAAGGAAAAGCTTGAGAAATATTACAAGCAATACGAGTTCCAAATCCAGCAAGCGCAGAACGCACAGATTGGCAAAATCGGCACTGCTCCCGCTTCTATGGGCAACGTTGACACGCAATCAATTCAATAATGTATAACGCAAAAGACTTAGAATTTCTCTCCCGCCAGAAAGAGTTTGCCCGATTCATTCACAACGTAGCGCAGGCAAAGGACATTGCGCTACGTGCTATGTATAAAGCCACCACAGAGAACATCCAGCAAGTGAGCGGGGCTATTATTGCCTACGACTCGATTTTAGACGAGGTGGAAGCTAAGGCTTTGTGCTATTGGGCGGAACAAGACGACTAAGGCTTGTTCAGCACCCACAGCGGCGGATTGTCCCGTGAGTATTTGAATATCGGGTGCTCCTTAATGATAAACGCACCATTTCGCCGCTCCATGCCTAGCGCGTCTCGATAGTGTTCAGGCGCGATCCAGTCGTATACGGTGGGATGCTTCGGAACGGGTTCGTAGTAGCAGAGTGTTTGTTTACGCATTTTGGCACTATTACTGACCGGTAAAAAACCATTTGTCAAGCATACTTTACAAAAAAAGAAAAAACGGGTGCTAGTATAAAAGTCTAAGCAGTCGCTCAGGCGTTAAAGAGAGCGTAGTTATTATGGAAAATGTAAGCACAGAGCCGACCGATACGGGCTCCGAATCAGTATCGTTGCCAGAATACCTGTCTGATGAGGCATACGTCAACCTTCGGGTGGGCAAGCCGAAATCACCAGAACCCGAGGAGAAAGAGGAAATTCCACAAAACGAACCAGCCGCCGAAGCGAACGACGAGCCGGAAGTTGACGAGGAACAGCCTAAAGATCCAAAGGCCGAAGAAAAAGTTCTTTCCAATATCAACTTAGACGACCTTTCGGAAGAGAGCTTAAAGAACTCTCCGAAAAGATTGGCTCACGGGCTGTTGCTCGCTACGGCGAATTGACGGCAAGGCGAAAAGCTGCGGAAGCAGAACTCGCCACCCTGAAGGCCAAGATGCAGGAGGCTCCCCCGCCACCCGCCCCGAAGGTGAAAGACAATCCATATAAAGCCGTTAAAGACCTTGAGACGCTTCAAACAAAGTTTAACGAGGTGGACGAAACAATCGAATACGCCGAAGACCTGCTCTGGAAATCAGAGTATTTGGCGTATGACGACATTGTTACCGAAATCAACGGCAAGGAATGGACCAAGGAAGAAATAAGAAACCTTCTCCGCGAAGCACAGAAAGCACGGAAATCCTATCTCCCGGCGCAAGCCAATGTGATTAAGGAAGCCGAGCAACGCAAAGCGCAGAAGCAAGGGCTGTCAAAAGCCGTTCGTGAAGAACTTTCTTGGCTAGAGGGTGAAGACTCTGATGTTAAGCGGCAGTTCCAAGGCATTCTTAATGGCCCGATTTTAAAGAAGGTAATTGAGGCTGTGCCGGAATTTGAGCCATACGCGGAATATCTAACAGCGCACGCGGCCAATTCCATCTGGAACAAGCCAAAGGCACCTAGTAAGGCACCCAGCAGCACTAAGTTGACCCCGCCCAGCAGCCCATCAAGTGCCGCCACTAAAACGGAAGCACCTGCGGGAATTGAGCGGCAGATGAAAGACCTTCGGAAAAAATTGGAAGACACGGGTGATGAGGATGCTTACGAAAGACTTCGCACATTACAACTCTCACGCAAAAAATAAACTCTTATGTCATTTAGTCCATCATACAACACCACCAATCCCGGTGCTGCTGTTTCTAACCGTGAAGACCTCACGGACATCCTGAAAGTCCTCGCTCCCGAGGATACTCCCATCTACTCGTCTCTGCCCCATAGCAAGGCTAAGGGCACTTACCACGAGTGGACTATGGATACCCTTGCCTCGCCTAGCACAGATGGCGTGATTGAGGGCTCCGACGT